CCATCTAAAATGTTTAGTTCAGCCGTAGTAGAAGTAACACCATCAAGTATATTAAGTTCTGCTGCAGTAGACGTTACACCGTCCATGATGTTTAACTCTGCAGTTGTTGCAGTAACACCATCCATAATATTGAGTTCAGCAGTAGTGGCAGTCACACCGTCTAGGATATTAAGTTCAGTGGCAGTAGAAGTAACACCATCAAGTATATTAAGTTCTGCTGCAGTAGAGGTAACGGCTGTACCACCTAGTGAAAGGGAAGTTGCGGCTAAAGTAGTAAACGTACCTGCACCTGCACTAGCTCCACCAATAGTAGCACCATCAACTGTACCACCATTAATGTCTGCAGTGTCAGCTACAAGAGCATCAATGTTAGCTGTACCGTCAATGTACAAGTTACGCCACTCAGAGCCTACAGCACCTAAGTCATGTGTATCATCAGCAGAAGGTAGTAGTGGAGAAGCAACATCTGCAGTAACTGTTACAGTATCACTAGCAGCATTACCAAGTGTAGTATTACCGTTTACAGTAAGGTTAGCTGTAATGGTAGCACTCTCGTCAACCTGTAGTGTGTCAATAGTAGCAGTACCATCTAAGTACAGGTCTTTAAACTCTACACTAGATGTACCAAGGTCAATGTCGTTATCTGTGACAGGAGTAATAACACCATCTTGGATTCTAATTTGCTCTACTGCTGCACTAGATACCTCTACAAATACACCCACACGATTGTTTGATGTATCTACCGAAACTTTATTAAGTGCATCTGAGTCAGCAATCAGTGGTACGTATGCACCCTCTGCTGTTGTACCATCATGTTTGTGTCCTGTTGAAGCATTAAACGCAGCAAGTACTTGGTCAAACTCTAGGTTTAACGGGTTAGCTCGTACAACGGCTGTTGCCACAATGTCTGCTGAAGACTGTCTTGTATATCCTGCCACTTTTTATCTCCTGTCGCCTGTGCCATACAGAACAGATACTGCCTGTATTGTATGACTAGGACTTGTGCTATTGGTAACGTAAGATACCGAAATAGAATCCCCTGATCCACTTATACTAGTTGATCGTGTTGGTGATGGGTTGCCATCATATATGTCTGTTGTATCAAAAATAGTAGATGCACTATCAAAAAAGGAAGCTGCACCTGCTGTAGTCAGTGAAAAGTTTTCTGGTGTGTTAATCTCAGAGTCACCAAAGTTAAAGTCAATACCTACGTTAATTATTGCCTCACCCTCTGTTTTAAGAAAGGTTTTAACTTTGTAAAAGACTTTTCGTACTTCCGGGTCACCCATGAAATAATAAGGTGTTTGGTACACACTAAAAATGTTCTCTGTATTAAAAGAGCTTCCCTCTTCTTGCTTGTACACTTTACCAGAAGTATCTCCATGAAGAACAAACTCAAACTGTCCTATGTATCCACTAGCCACTGCTGTTGCTTCAATACCTACAAGCTGGCTGTACTCAAACGTAGACTGTGCTGTAGGGCTTTTACGAATAGCTGCTAGTAACGATAGAGAAGTGTTAGCTTCAAAGAATAACCTAAACTGAGACTTTCTTCGTAGAACCAGAGCTTTTAGTTTAGTTACATCCTCATTAGCTGTGTAGTTCTCAAAGGTCTTTTGAATCTCACGAGACACAGTTTCAAGTTCAACATCACCAATACGAGATGTACCTGAGATAGGTCTAACACCGTCTGGGCCAAGGAAGATAATGTCACCACCAAACTCTACTACAGTATCAGGTGCAACACACCCCAAGTCATTAGTAACGTTTTCTACTGTAAAGTTAGAATAGTTGTCGCCTATGATACGCTTAATTTGGTTCTGACCGAAAACGTAAAGCTGATTACGAAAGGCTTTCATCTGGGTTACAGTAAAGCCTATGTTAATTACACCTGCGCCGTTGGCAGGGTCAAAGTCTGTGTCTGCATTAGGGGCAGAAAAATATATGTTAAACGGTTCTGCAGGATCACCAGCTAACCAAAGATGATTAGCAAAAGCACTAGCAAACTTAGGGTCGGTGGGAGCATTAGCATGTGTGATCTGTGTATAGGTTGAACCATTGTACTTGGCTGCAGGATTTACACCATCTGTCAGTAGTAAGATTTCTTCAGTCCAATTATAACGTTCAAACCTTACTACGTCAACCCCTGTCATTGTAGGACTACCTGCTGTACTAACTGCAGTCCAACCTATAACAGAAGGAGTACCTACAACTGTGCTAGAATGTGAAGATGTACCACCAGTTATCACATTGTTAGCGGAAAAAATAGTATCGGGTAGTCTTCCAAAGTTTATAACAATAGAGTTGCCACTACCATTGGCTGTCTTAGATATGACTGAACCTGAAGCTGACACTGCAGAATCATCACTTGAACTAACTACAGCAGTAACCGTTTCACCTACAGTAAAAGATGCAGATTGATTGTCCGTTACTACAACAGTATAGTAGTGGTTGTAATGATGTAAGTAGTTATTTCCTGATGATGGTGCTCTACAACCTAGTACGCCTTGGTTTATGTCACCGTTTACTACAAGTCCTAATACTTTACCTGTACCGGGTAATGTGTCATAGGAGTTTTCAAAACCACTTATACGCCTATAACCACCCTCAAGGGATGGCTCCATGTTCACAAGACGTACAGCGCTTCCTGAGAAGTTGTTAGACTGTGTGAGAGGGTCCACGTTAGTTACAAGACCACCTGCCATAACAGATACGTATGTTTGTAATGCATCAGACATCTGTGTTTAATTGACTGCTTCTTACTGGACGTGTAATCATTGTAGACACAACATTAACAGGTTGATCTAAAATAAGTCGGCGCATCATCTCAATACCGTCTTTAAACTTTTGTTCGTGCATAGCAGCACTCTGTTCGTTAGACCTAAAGAGCATCATGTACATCATAGCCCCGTCAATAACTACGTGCTTAAAACGGTCAGGTATTAAAGCTGTATCACTTGATGCTGTTAGCTCAGCAGGGAATTTAAAATACCTATACTCAATTACATAAGCAGCATTAGGGACAGGCGTAACGCCAAACTTCTCTTCCTGTGTCAGGTACACATAATCAGGAGCGCTTCTAGCACCCTCACCGCCTAACTCTTCTAGGGACTTAAACGATGTAATGTATTGATCGAAGGTGAGTAGTTTTAGTTTCTTAGGTGTATTACTTTCTGTAGTAAGCTGTCTAATATAAAAGGTATCCCAATCTGCTTTAGAATAGTCTGCAGGAAAGGCATATGTCCCTGTACCTGCAGTTAGTGTCTGCGTTGTTGTAGTCAACGCAAAAGGCCACTCTTGAGCATCCTGTAACATCTGCCTAATAGATGAGTTGATAGCATCCTTGGCAAGGGCTTGTACGTTTTTAACTGTAGTAAACTCAGACTCAGTAATCTGAACCTCATTAAGTCTACGTAAAAGCTCGTTTGTCAGGTTGATAAAAGTAGCCATAAGAATCTCTGTTGGGTGTACGTAAGGGGCCACCCGAAAGCAGCCCCTAAAGTTTTACTTATGCAAGTGTGTCACGATCTACTTCATTAGCAGCCATGTCACCCATGTCTGTGCAGTCCATAAGAACAGCCCATACACGGAGCTTACCTGATGAAACAGCACCACCTGATAGGGTAGCAATTGTTACATCAATGTTGTCATCAGCAACAGCCATTACGGGCTGGTATGCTGCAGGGTTCTGTGCGACTACTGCTGCTGCAGATGTAGCATCGAAACCATCAACAAATACGTCAGCATCAACCATACCTAAGTCTACTGTGAAAGTAGAACCATCGGATGCAGTGTCAACTTCGATACCTGCGTTCAGGACCATAGTACCTTTAGCTACAGCAATTACAGGAATGACATCAGATGCTGCAAGAGCAGAACCTTTGTCAGACAAGGCTGTTGCCAAGTTTAAGGTAGTTTGAACCATATAAGGGTTGCGACCACGCTGCGAAACGCCACGAGCAGAAGCAAGAGTATTATCACCAAGTGCCATATCTCATTCCTCCCTTATAGACCAGATGTGTAGATTGCGTTCACGAGCGCCTCAGGACGAAGAATCTTGCGCCCATAGAGATGCATACCACGAACGATATCTGCAAATGAATCTGGATCACGGTAAGTCTCAGTCTTGTTAATCTGCTCAGCAGTTGCTGCAGCAGTAGCATGACCTGCAACCAACACACCGTAGTGTGCAGAACCTGTAGATGTGGTAGAGGTTGGACCGTTACCTACTTCAGGAAGGTTGTTGGACATATAGACTTTGAAGCCGTGAATGTTGTTGAAGACCAGACCGTTCTGTAGTCCTGAACCACCGAAATCGGCGTTCAACAAGCGGCTGTCTTCGTCTTTAAGTAGTTCTGCAAACACCGGGTCGATGACAATCCATCTATCATTTGTGCTTACATTTTGCTGGTCAAGCTTACGTGACATCCGTGCAAGAACTTGCATAGGTGTAGCGTTAGCTGTTGTAGTGTTCAACGAGTCAGCACCAGTACGGGGCTTAACTACGATTGAGTTACCTGCTGAACCACTGTTAAAGTCAGAAGCGTCTAGCTTCATGCTTGACAGAAGCTCATCAGAGCCAGCAGTTGATACAGCTTTAGAACCGTTTACGGTTGTGTTAGCTGCGTTAGCTTTACCGTGAATAGCTGATTGCTTGAAGCCAGCCATGTAACCAAGAACGTCTTGGTCAAACTGGTCAGCCAAACGATAAGCTGCACGGTCAGAAGCGATTGAACCGAAGTTGATGTGGCTGTGCGCCTCTTCGATATCGTCTACCTTGAAAGCAAAGTAGTTAGCTTTGTCTACGGTGAGAGAAAAGTCCTCATCGTCAAGGTCTTGTGGTGTGATAGTCGTGCCACGGGCATACGACTTCACTGTGATTTCAGGCTCTTTGATAATCTTAACGGAATCACCCATGTTAGCAATCTCTCCGAAATAATCAGAGTTAGTAATTGCTTCTACAATTGAGGCCTTGCGGAAAGCAAGTTGTACCTGTTTGCTGTAGATTACTGGACTAAAGTTACCGTTTGGTAGATTACCGTAGCCTGACGCTGTTGCGAAAGCCATAGTTAAATCCTCCTTAGATAGTTAGGCTTATTTAGCATTTTATAAGCAGAACAATCAGGTAAGAGGCTGTTCGTTCTAGGGTGCGACATCAAAGAAACTCGGCCAAGTTTAATGTCTGTCGGGCCTATAGTAGAGCAGGTAAGTCTTATCATATTTGTCTTAGCTTAATGTAAGGTGTAAGTATAGTTGCTGAAACGTCTAACAGGGCATACTCACACCTTATTAACATACACAGTTATAACATAGAGTTTGTGTATTGTCAATACTTTATTTATCTCGCACCACCAGAAATATCATAAACAAACTTTCCGCTACGGATAGCTTCCATGATATCATCTGACTTTTGTTCGTACTCTTGTGCGCTCATACGTTGCACATCAGACTCACGCAAGTGTCCAGCAGTAGTATCGCTGTCAGGTTTGGAGACACGTTTTGTTTTTACAGCAGATGCTGCATCTTTATTCTTCTGCCTCTTTCCTTTGGTATCCATGCCGTTGTCTACTTTATATAGATCAATAACACGTATTACGGACTGAGGGTCATCTTGGTTTTCGTACAGTGCGTCCTGCACCCACTTAGGCTGTTCACCAGCCCAATCGTGAAAGTCATCACTGCCACGTAGATCATCGAAGTCTTCATGCATGGCACGGATTTCGTTCTGTGCCTTTGTGCGCTGGGCTTCTGAGTTGATCTTGTCAATCTCTTTCAGGCGCTCATCTGCAGAGCTAAACTTTTCTTGTGCTTTCTTCTCTGCAATAGTCTCGACAATGCCAGCAATCTCAGGGTACTTCTCTGCCCACGCTTCAATACTTTCATCTGACGTAGGAGCACGAACCTTGCCTGTTTTCTGTAGGGTGTTTAGCTGCGCCTTGAGTTGCTTTAACTCTTCAGACTGCTTGTTAAGATGGCTACGTAGATCACTGTAACGTTTCTTGTATGTACGCTCTTCACCAGAGAGTTCTTCTTTTTCTTCTTTAGCAGGTTTATCTTCTTGGGCTTCTGCTTTTTCTTCGATCTCTTCAGTGCGAGACTTCATCAAAGCTTCTAGCTCTTCTTCCTCTTTCTTAATCTTATCTTCTAGAGATGTAGGTTTCTTTGGGTTTACAAGACCTACTGTCTTTTGTGTTTCTACTTCTGCTAGTTCAGGCATAGTTGTTTTCCTTTTTATGTTGGGGCCAGCCGAAGCTGGGTAGCCTTATAGTTATTTAGTAGGGTTATTGATTATCTATCAAAAAATCCTGATTTAGTTCCTGCCATACTACCTGCCTTTGTTTGAGCACCAAGACCTGCAGCCTTATTCTTTTCTTTTGTTTCTCTTGCTTTCCTGACTAAAGATTCATGGAAGCTTTCTTTATTACTAGAGCTACTAGATTTTTTAATAGCTTGCTCTCTATCCTGTGTAGAAAGACCATCTACTCTGTCTGCACTCATTAGCCTATCTTTTTCCTCTTCAGAAGCAGAATCATACTGTTCAGCAAAGCTGTCTTTTTTGTTGCGCAACTTATTTATCTGTACGTAGTGTGCCGCTAAAGTATCGTTACCGCTATCTACTGCATTATCAAACGATGGTTGTTCTTTTTGAGTAAGTAGATTCTTCTTAGCTCCACCAGACATACTAGCATCTCTAGGGTCATACTTACCTTGTGGTATATCTAATGCTTCCTCTTCTGGTGGGAATAGATCAGCCATACCATCCCCATCTGTATCTAGACCTGTCGGCGGTGCTAGTTTAGAGAGGTCCAAGATAGACAGCGAGTCTTTTGTTTCTTGGCCTAGTATTTTACCTTTCGGTGAGCCTAGTATTGAACCTATTGGTTCACCTTTAGGGCCGATAGCTTTGTTTACAAAACCAGTGCCTTGCGTGACAAGATCATATTGAATAGGCGTAGTAGTACTACTTTGATAATAAGGCTGATCAAATATATTTGTACCTGTGGTCTGACCAAAGGGGTCATTAGCAGCCGCAACATTATTAGCTTCAAACTGAGCACTAAAAAGAATATTGTTTGCTTCTGATGTTAAAGGCTGACCATCCATTTCACCTTTTTCTAATATGTTATTTACAGCTTCGTTTACCTGTGATGCCTTTTTAGCTTTTTGTTTTTTTATAAAAGTTTCAATAATACTATCTTTACCTGTAGCTTTTTGTATAAGTCCAATAGGACCAGACAAGGCAGCAATAACTAACTGTTCAATAGGGTCTAACTGAAAAGGATCATCTAAAACCTTATAGTTTTCTGCGTATGCTAGAAAATCTTTAACGCCATACTCAGAAGGCTGTTTACTTCTCCAATCACCACCTGATGCTTTAATCTCTTCAAGAGCTACAGTATTCCTATCATCTGCTGGTGACCGTACCTCTTGTGCAGCCTCTGCCTCTTGTTGCTCTTCCACAGCAGTTTCACCCATTTCACGGAAACCTTTTGGTATTCTGCTTAACGGCCTACCATTAAAGAAGAACACAACCATCTTTTGTTTAGTGTCATCGTTAATGTATTGTTTACTTTGAAAGCCAGAGAACCTAGCGCCAGTACCACCGTACTGACCATAGCCACCCCCAACAGGTTCAGGTACTACACCACCCTCTGCAAAGCCTTGTGGCATCTCTTCTTCTTCAACTTCTAGCTCATCATCTCTGAAGGGTAGCTCATCACCTTCTTTAATACGATCAAAACCTTCTGCTGCAGCATTCTGTAACTCGTTAAAGAAGTCTTCCCCAAAGTACCGTACAGTCTGGGCATTAATAATAAACTCACCTTCACTGACACGCACGTCAATGTCATCACGTACCTCAGAAGGTTTAGCGCCTATAGGAGCAGTGTTCCCACTTACAGGGTCTTGCTGCTCGTTCATAATGAGTTCCATTTCTGTTTGTGCTTGATCGCTCACTTTACCACCCTCTGCAAAAGTAAAATTTGCATCTAAAAGTTTTATCGTATCTCCACCGTCCCAAGAAGACTTTAGTTTATTTACTCTCACATTATTTGGGAGTTTGTCTTTTAATAAACTTTCAAATACATTAGCCCAATCAAGGGATATGCCTTTTTCACTTAAACTAGCTGGCCCTAGATTTAAGGCAGGTTTACTAGGAAGACTTATACTTGGGCTG